AAGCGATATCACCCAACACAGGTCTCTTTGCGAGTGTGAAGTCTATGTCTGAGAATAATTTTTGTATGTTGGTTGCCATCTTTTATTTATATGCTAGGAGTGGATTCGCTTTTTGGACTTTTGGAAGTGTGCGGAAAAATTTTCGGGCCGGAATCGAAAAATTCGAAATTTCGGCAATTAACTATTATTGATCCTGTTCTTTGCTTTTTCGGTTCCGATGAAATTATTCATCAAATATTTTTCAGATTCTCCCATATTATTGAGTTTTTTCGTTTTATTATAACCATCCACAAAAACTTTTACATTAGTATAAAAATTAATATCCGAGGTTCTTCTATAATTCATAAAGTCATTTAGACTGTTTATGTGGTTATCTATTGTGGTTATCTGTGAGCTTGTCAAATTTGAAAAGGACAAAGAAACATTAATGCTTCCATTAAGTTGTTCTTTATAGGTTAATAATATATCACTATTTGCCGTAAGTTGTGGCTCTATCATAATACTAGAAAAACTACCCAAAATCGGCGCATTGTTTGTTATACCATCCGTTTGATTTGTTATATACATGGCAGTTCTGCCCAACGACATAGCTTGTTCCATATACACGTTTTGAGTGTCTGTTCCATTATTTTCAATTAAACCAGATAATCTGGCTGTATGTGTTCGGAAATTGTCTGCGTTGGCCACTAGACCCGTTGCGGAAGTATGAACATTCGATAAATTTGTTACACCGGTAGTTGAAACTACAATATGACTTGCGGTTTGATAAATCAATGAAGCTACACTGCCCACCGGATTTTGATAATAACCACCAAAGTCATTATTTGCAATATCTTGAGCCTGCCATGACTTTATAAATGGTGGCATAGATTCTAGATGAGATTTCGTTTCATCTGATAATTCCTTTATGTTTCCATTTGGATCATCAAAATTATAACCAAAAGATTGCCAAATTCCTGCTGCGTTTGCCACTGCTACCATATTAACTCCTCATTACACACCTGCACCATTAAATGGTGTCACTGGTGTTCCTGTTGGAGCTCCTTGATTACCATTTGGATGGATATGTGCATTAAATATTGATGAATTGACCTTGTCGGCCATCAAAACTGCATCTAGAATTCCAACTTCCGCTAATTTTGCAGTAAGAAATGGTGTATTCATAGCCACAGCTGCATTTATTGTTCCAACACAATGTATTTGTCCTGCAATTGCAACCGGTGATGCTGGGGTTGGAAATCCAACAGAAAGTCCACCAGAGGTTGTGAAACCATCATATCCAGCATAAACTCCAGCCAATGCGGTAACTCTTGAGTCTGCATTTATCATATCTGCGTGAATTGAACCACCAACGTTTAAGTCGGAAGCAACTGATATATGGTCTGCTGCACCAAGATACATCGTTCCACCAAAATTCTCATCAGCTGTAATCCTAACATCAGTATCACCCGAAATATCCACATTACCGATAGACCTAATATTGGTTTCACCTTTAACTTGCAAATTATAATTTCCACCGACCTCAACATTCATGTCTTTTCCAACTTTTATATTACAATCACCTACAATTTCAATATTACAATCTCCTGCAATCAATACGTTTTTATTCGAAACAATGATTGTGAATCCGTTACCATATACCTTGTGAACTTCATCACCATTAGGATGCATTTCAATAAATGTTCCTGTTCTGTGTGACAAACACACACGTTCTCTGGTTGGTGTGTCATCCATTTCAAGTTTATGACCAGCTTCTGTTTGTTGAACATTATTATATGGATAAACTGGCTGGTAATAAGTATTGGCTGCAGATTCTGGTTCAGTCCAGAGTCCTGGAACCGGCGGTGAATTAATGTCTGATGTTTCCATGATAATTAAGGTGTAGATTTACTTACTGGTGTTACTTTTGCTGCATCGGTAACATCTTGAGTGGAAGGTAACGTTGCTTTATATTGTGCAATTGTTTTATTTGCTGCTTTTAAGTCAGCTGATGATGCCGGCACTGTTAAAAGTGTTGAAGCTGATGCGGCAATAGCTCCAGCACCAGCTACAGCAGTAGCAGCCAATTTTACTGTTTTTACAGTTTCGTTTAATAAATTTTTAGTTTCTTTTAGTAAATCACCAAAACCAGTATCTTCTCCGGCTGTAAGTTCTTTAAAGAAATCAGTAAAAACACTACCAACCAATTTTAAAAATTTGGCCAAACATTGTGCTAAAAGTGCCATAAATCTTGCTGGTAATGAACGAATCCATGCAATTAGTGCTCTAATTTTTGTGATAAATGCTAACACATATCTTTCAAAATCGATTACATCTTTTAAATATTTTTGAACGGTTTTTAACCATCGAGCAGCTTCTTTTAATTTAGCTGCAGCAGCTGCAAAAAGACCAGTTTTGTCTGTAAAACCCAAAGCTGATAAAATTTTACGAATTCCTTCTCTAATTGCTTGTGCTGTTGCCTTGATAAATTTTTTCAAGTATATATTTTTACGCATTTCATCAATAAAATTACATACGTGAGCCAATTTTTTATTGTTATTTCCACGACTTGTTTTATCAACAATACCTCTTGCGGATGCAGGTATAGTTGGTGTGCCCACCACACGACCGTCATTCTCAGCTCCTGGCGGAGGTTTCAAATTTTCATTGCCAACAGCTGGTGGCAAATCTTTTGCTCCTGGTTCTGCTGGCTCTTGACTGTAATCATATGCCATTAATATATCTCCTGAACTGTATTACTTGCTGGTTTCTCTATTCCTGGTAAAACACCCATCATAACAGGTGCTTGACCAGCTACACCATCCATGAAGAAACCAACAATCCATTCACCTAACATAGGTGCTGAAAAAGATTTTGAATGATTAATTGGATACATCGGCAAAGCCCAAGGTAAATCTTCGGTCGGCAATTCTGTTTTGTTATCTGTATGCCATCCAAAAATTCTAACCTTGCATCGGCCTAAACCCAAAGGATCACCCCTGAATTCGTTTACTCCGACCCACCATATAAAACCATCTTTACCTATAAAACTCATTTTTCACCTTATGAAAGTGCATATTGTTGACTTGGGAATTCCATAGAAGAAGTATCTTTGGCCAATTCCAAAACTGTTTGATATACACCTTGTGTTTGTATTATATGTCGCACAGCTGTAATTAAATACTTTCCCGAATAATATATATCTTCTCCCATAGAAGATTGATTTCCTGTCCCTTGTATACCAAAAGAATTTAATTGAATATCTAATGTTTGTCCGACAGTTAAATTACTATTTCCAGGAACAATTGCCTTCATTACTGTATAGTGGGCTAAAGCTAATTGTGCTGTTCTATTTGGAACAAATATTTCTGCATTGATGTTTTTGGCAACATTTTCTGGACTTTGACTTACATATTCTTCATTTAATTGGTTTGCATTTCCAAAAACCAATTTCAAGTTACTTTCAACCATTTCTTCTGAATATTTACCAAATCTATTTAAGTTTGTTCCGGTTTGGCTGTAACCAGGTAAGGATGCCTTGTTGAAATCTGTTACAATCTTTGTTCTAGAAATAGGATCGATTGTGATAACCCTGTTCGCATACATTCCAGAATTGGTTGCTTCCAATGAATCGTATGTTTTTACGAATTCGTAATTTAGAATATTGAACAAATCGACCGCTTTAAAAGTTTCTGTGTCTGATGGTTGATATTTGTATTGTGCTATAGGATCATTTGCAAATAGTGTTCCAAGTGATGCAAAATAAAAACCATCTTTAGTTTCAAAGAATATCATATCCGCACCTAGACCTTCACCAGGCAAAGCATAATTCGACAACCAACTTATAGCTTCAAATGGTTTAAGTTTTGGAACAATCATATCATACAAACCATATGTTGGTTGTATTGCTTGTAATCTATCTCTAGAAACAGCCAATCCATTAATTTCATCAATCAATATTCTTTGAATCATTTCAGAAATTGGTAATCCCTTAAATGGTTTACTCAATTTTAATTGTTCTGAAATAAACATTTCTTCCGATGTAAAATACAATGTGAAATGTTCTGATGTTTTATTACCGGCAGGTA